ATTTTATGGGTTAATGGATGGATATATCGAACAAAATAATTATTATATTGGAAATGTTTTAAACGTTATGTTACCAGCGGTAAGAAAACAATTACCAAATGTATTCATTGGTGATGGTGATGGGTCTAACAGAGCTCCTTTAGAGGCAGGATTTACAGAACAAACAAGATTAGAACTTTGGGAAACATTTAAAGCTTTAAACGATACTTGGATTGCGGGTTTTGATTTTGAAAGTAAAACTCTTTTTGAAGACGTATTACTTGTTGATAGGGCAAGTAGAAATGTCGGTGATAAAGTTTTGGTAGATATATATCAAATTATAGATCTTTTAGAGGACGGAGCATCAGATAGACATCAAGGAAGCACTTCATATAAAAATACATTACTTGATATGATTACAACCATATTAACTCAAAATAATTTCCAACACTTTATGTTACCTGCGTATGTTAATTTTTATAACGTACAAGACAATCAAAAAAACCCAACCCCAAGACCTGATGGAACTCTAGACGTTGCGAATACAATGTTTGGCACTTTTTTAAATGTTGATTATAGAGAAAGTTCACCGAAGTTTTTATGTTATTACGTAAGTAAACCTAGTGAGCATCTTAACATGAAAGATAATGTTGATTATAGATTTAGAGATGATGCTTTTGATTTAAGAAGGGCTAGTGACAACCCACTAACTGAAAATCAAACAAATAAAACAGATTGGGGTAAATCAAACAAAGTTGTTGGGTTTAATGTGGATCCAACAAGCCAAAATCAACAAATTTTTAAAAGTTTTAGTGTTTCACAAGATCCTGGAAAACCAACTTCAGAATCTTTAGAAATGTTAAACCAAATGGCAAATTTAGGTAAAAATAGAAGATCTACATCACAATCTGTTTCTTTATATAATTTATATAAAAATAGAAGTTATGGTTGTTCTGTTGATATGATGGGATGTGCTTTGATACAACCTATGATGTATTTTAATATTAGAAATATACCTATGTTTTCTGGTCCATATATGATTACTAAAGTTAGTCATCAAATTAGTGAGGGAGAGTTTAACACTACAATTGAAGGGGTGAGACAACCTTTTTATAGTTTACCAACTATAGATAATTTTCTACAAACCCTTAATACTCAGATATTATCGCAACTTCAAGATAAATTGGTTGAAAAAGAAACTACAGAAAAAGCAGGATCGGTTAATATTTTATTCCAAGCAACAAATGTTATCTCAAACTTAGATACTCAAGATACGTTAACTAAAAATCAAGATTGTGCCGAAAGTTTAAATAGTCGATATAATAATTTTGTTGGTGTTGATGCGCCACAACAAACAACTATATCCACTAACGAATTTTTTGAAACAATACGAACTTTAATGATTCAAAGAAATTATGATATGACCGGAGAAACTTCATTTAATGTTGCGGCAATGGCGTTTATGTATGTTTTTGTTGATTCAGGAAATAACAATGGAAATCAACTTGTTGCGTATGAAAATAACTACAGCACTATTAATCTTAAAGAGGTATATGGTGACACATTTTACGAATATATAAATAGAAAATACTTTTGTGTGGCTAGAGGTAGTGATAAAAACATTCCAGTTGTTGGGTTTAGATCCACAAACGATTTTGTAAACTTTGTGTTAAATAAAGTTTCTGGCATAAATACTTTTTTAATACAAGATTCAGCAACGTTTAATCAAAAATACCCAAATAATCTTGATTTGGCGAGTGTTAGTAATTTAGCAAAACAATATGTTATTCATTACCCAATTAATCAGGAACCAAATGTTTATGTCCAAATTGAGAAAAATGAAAGCAAAGAATATGATAAGTTAATTTTAGAATTTAAAAATGCTTATGATGTTTTTACTGGTTTTTTTAAAAAATAAAATAATGTAGATATTTATAATAAAACATAATTATGAACACAAAATTATTATTAGATAATTATCTTGGAAAAAACACAAGAGTGTCTGAAAAAGAAATGGGTGATGGAACAAAAGAAGTTTGTGACTTAGACACTGGTGATTGTTATACTCTAAGAATGAAAGATGGTCTTATTGAGAGGGTTGACAATACGAAAAGAGCATTTAAAAAAATACAAGTAGAGACCACACATGGTATAAAAACATTATTAAACGGATAGTATGAGAATAGATGAAAAAATATTAAATGAAATTGCTAGATACAATTCAATTAATCGATACATTACTGAACAAGATGTTCCCCCAGCAGATCCCGCGGCGGCAGGAGCACCACCACCCCCAGCAGATCCCGCGGCGGCAGGAGCACCACCACCTCCAGCAGATCCCGCTGCGGCAGGAGCGCCAGCCCCACCAACACCTGTTGATGTTGCTGCAGACCCTGATGTTGAAGAAGTTGGAGGAGGAGAAGGAGAAGGTGAAGAAGGTGAAGAAGGTGTTGAAGAACTTGATATAACAGATTTAGTTGATTCTCAAAAAACTATGGCTGACAAACAAGAAGAATATTTTACCAGCTTGTTTGATCAAATTAAAAATATGGAAGAAAAATTATCCGAAATGGATAATTTGGTATCAAAAATAGATTCTTTAGAAACTAAATTTGATAAGTTTAGACCAAAAAGTCCACAAGAAAAATTAGAGTTAAGAAGTTTAGATTCTGGACCATTTAAACAAAATTTAGCCGATTTTTTTGATGAGAAAAAAGTTGAAATGGAAAAAAGTGGAAAAAATGAATATGTTTTAACAAATGATGAAGTTGAAAATTTTAACCCATCTGATATTGAAAATTCATTTAATCAACCTATGGATGACGACGACGACACTTTATTAAACAGATATAACTCTTAGTAATTATTGAGGGACATCAGTGTCCCTCTCTCAAATTTTTTTTAAATACTTTATTGACTACCCTATTTTTTATAACTATATTTTCTACGTAAACCTTTAATAAATATATACACAATGGCGACAAACAATGTTTTAGATGCAGTTTTGGCTCAGTACGAGACCTCAAAACAAGGTGGTTCTTCTTCCACCTCAAAATTTACACAAGAAGAAAGAATGAAAAAGTATTTCGCGGCAATCCTCAAGGATAACGAAAAACAAGGACAAAAAAGAATCCGTATCTTACCTACACCAGATGGTTCTTCACCATTTAAAGAAGTATGGTTCCATGAAATCTTTATTGACGGAAAATGGCAAAAGTTTTATGATCCTGCCAAGAATGACAATGAACGTTCACCATTAAGCGAAGTTTATGATGAACTAATGTCGACTGGTAAGGATTCTGATAAAGAACTTGCAAAACAATACAAACCTCGTAAGTTTTATATTGTTAAAGTTATTGACCGAGACAGAGAAGAAGATGGGGTTAAATTTTGGAGATTTAAACACAACTACAAACAAGAAGGTATCTTTGATAAAATTATTCCTATCTATAAGGCAAAAGGAGACGTTGCTGATTCCGAAAAAGGAAGAGACCTTATCCTTGAGTTGACAAAGGCAAAAACTCCAAAAGGGGCGTTCTATACCGTAATCCAAACGGTTATGTATGATGATCCTACATCTGTTCATGAAGATGAAGACACTATGAATGGGTGGATTTCTGACGAACTTACTTGGGAGGATGTTTATTCTAAAAAACCTCTTGAATACCTTGAGTCAATCGCAAGAGGAGAAACACCAAGATGGGATTCTGATGCGGGAAAATACGCTTACTCAAATAACGAAGTATCAAATGTTACAATGGGTGGGGGTAAAAAATCAATTAATGATGTAAAGGATCCACAGTCTAACGACAAAGTGGATGAAGAATTACCATTCTAATTTATTAAACTTGGGCATCTACTTAGATAAGGTGTCCAAGTTTTTACTTTTTAAAATCAAAAATATATGAATAAAATAATTGAAAAAATGTATGAGGCACTATGCTTAAAGTATAGGTCTGAAATGGCGGAAGCCGAAGCGACTATTCTAATCTATTTCAACAACCCCGTTGCTATTGGGGAACACCCACAACATTTAGAAGAAATGGATAAAGTAATCGAAAAAATGGCAAACGCTAAAGGTAAACTTGAAATGTTAGAAGTTATTTATAAGTACAACATTAAAAGGGAAGAAAAGTTTGAAATAACTGAGGAAATGTTAAACGCATTAAAAGAACAAAACAAAGATGGCAATTAAAAAAACCGATTTCGGTTCATTAAAGAAGAAATTTTCCACGTCTGCAAAATATAAACCACAAAGATTTTTTGATCTTGGGGAACCATTTTTAGATGCGGTTGGATTACCAGGTCCTGCGATGGGTCATATTAATATGTTCTTGGGACATTCTGATACTG